CTGCGTAGTAAGTCCTACTTTAACAATGTTTACTACAATACGGCTGTAGTAGCTGGAAGCCCTGATTACTATACGTTTATAGGCAAAGACACTAGCGGTGACTTGAAGGTTAAACTATACCCACAGCCTAACGATAGTTATAACTTACGCTTTGACGTTATTGTTCCACAGACTGATTTGTCTTCTGACAGCACCGCTTTGTCAGTACCCTCTAACCCTGTCATACAGTTAGCGTTTGCTATGGCTTTAAGGGAAAGGGGTGAAACTGGTGGTCAGTCGGCGGCTGAACAGTTTGCGGTTGCTTCAACTGCCCTGTCTGACGCAGTAGCTTTTGACGCTAACAAGTATCCTTCTGAGATAACATTTATGGTGAACTAATGGCTCAGAAACTACAAAGCATAACAATTACAGCTCCAGGGTTTGCGGGTATTAACACTCAGGATGCCCCTTTAGCTCAAGACCCTACGTTTGCCTCTGTTGCGGATAACTGCATTATTGACAAGGAAGGCAGGGTAGCCGCTAGGAAAGGCTACGAAATGATTAGCAGTAATGGTAGCTCAGTGCTTGGTTCTTCTGCGGGTATTGAAATGGTACATCAGTACAGGGATAGTGGTGGGAATACAGCCATAATATCAGCAGGTAATAACAAGTTATTTAAAGGAACTTCTACACTAGCTGATGATACTCCAGGTTCTTACACAGTAAGTGCTAACAACTGGAAGGCTGTGAACTTCAATGACCATGCTTTCTTCTTTCAACGGGCGCATGAGCCGTTAGTCTATACTCACAGTGTTGCTAGTTTAGAAAAAATGTCAGCCCATGCGGGTGCAGCAGGTACACCGCCACAAGGAAATGAGGTCTTGGCAGCGTTTGGTAAGCTGTTTGTTGCTGACTTTGCGGCTGATAAGTCTACTATTTACTGGTCTGATACCTTAGA